AAGAAAAGCAGGCTGCAGGCGGTGTTGAATGCCGAGGGCTAAGCGCACGGCGGACGCCGCAGATCAAGCCGCACCAAAGCGTCCGCGCAAGCGCAAAGCCGCAGCCGAAGTTTCTGCTCCGCCTCCGCCTCAGCATCCGCACGTTGCCGCGGCGCTTGAGTATGCGCGAGGCGTCGTCTCGAAGGAGATCCCCGCAGGCAAGTATGTGATCCTCGCAGCGAAGCGCCACCTGCGAGATCTTGAGCTGGCCGCTGCCGGCAACTCTCCATACCACTTCGACAACGCCGCGGCAGAAGTTGTTTGCAATTTCATCGAGCTCATGCCCCACGTCAAAGGCAAGTGGGCGAAGCAAAACGAAACCATAAAGCTCGGCCCGTGGCAGTGCTTTCTGCTCTGCGTCGCATTCGGCTGGAAGCGTGCCGCGGACGGCTTGCGCAGGTTCAGGGAGATCTACTGGGAGATCCCTCGGAAGAACGGCAAAAGCGTTTTGGGCGCTGGCATCGGCAACTATATGTTCATCGGCGACGGCGAATATGGAGCTGAGGTTTATTCCGGCGCGACCAGCGAGAAGCAGGCTTGGGAGGTGTTTGGGCCTGCCAAGCAGATGCTGGAGAAGTCGCCGGACATATGCGAGGATGCTTCGGTCGAGGTGAACGCCAAGAGTCTGTTCCGCACCTCGGACAACTCCAAGTTCCTGCCTGTGATCGGGAAGCCAGGAGACGGCTCCTCGCCTCACTGCGCGATCATCGACGAATACCACGAACACCTGACCTCAGACCAATACGACACCATGGCCACCGGCATGGGCGCGCGTGAGCAACCGATGATCGTGATCATCACGACCGCCGGAACCTCGATGGCCGGACCATGCCGCGACAAGCATCTGCAGGCGCGCAAAGTTCTCGAAGGCGTGGCAGAGAACGACGAGCTGTTCGCAGTCATCTACGGCATCGACGAGGCTGAGTCGGAAGGGGAGAAGGGCGACGATTGGGCGGATCCGAATTCGTTGCGCAAGGCAAACCCGAACTATGGCGTTTCTGTCGGCGCTGATTATCTCCTCTCCCAGCAGCGGCAAGCCGTGCTCAACGCTGAGAATCAAAACCGCTTCCGCACCAAGCACCTGAATCAATGGTGCTCGTCGAAGTCGTCGTGGATGAACATGGCGCTCTACGACGCTTGCGAAAATCGAGCGCTGGACGAGAAGCAGTTTGTGGGGGATTCGTGTTTACTTGTTTTGGACCTCGCCTCCAAGAACGACATCTGTGAGAAGCTCAAGCTGTTTTCGCGCATGGCTGGCGGGCTCCGTCACTACTACGTCTTCGCCAAGCATTACTTGCCGGAGAAGTCGATCGAGTCTGACCGCACGAACAAAGGTCTCTACGAGAAGTGGGTGAATGAAGGCCACCTCACCGCGACCGATGGCTCGGAGATCGACTTCGACTTTATCGGCGAGGAGGTGCGCCGCGACGCTGAGCGCAATAAGGTCGACGAGATCCTTTATGACAAGTGGCGCGCCGTTCAACTCGCGCAGCAGCTCACGAAGGACGGTGCGACCTGCATCGAATACCCGCAAACCGTCGCCACCATGTCACTCCCGATGAAGGAGCTGATGGCAGCGGTGCGCGCAGGGCGCTTTCACCACAATGGCGACCCTGTGTTGAAGTGGATGTTCAGCAATGTCGTCGCGAAGACTGACGCCAAGGACAACATCTACCCGCGCAAGGAAAAGGACGAGCTCAAGATCGACGGCGCTGTTGCCTGCATCATGGGTGTCGGTCGAGCGATGACGATGGCGGACAACAATGCTGGATTCGACAATTGGATAAAGTCACAACCCGTGACTGCATAATTTTTGAGGAACAGCGATGGGTGCATTCGACAAATTCAAAGAACTGTTCTCCAGCCGCGGCAAGATCTCTTCCGCAGCCACCGAAGTGAAATCCGCCAACGAGCAGGAAGTTGCAAAGTTCCTCGCTTCTGGCTCTGGCTCAGCCGCTGGCAAGTCGGTGACAGAATCCTCTTCGCTCTCGATTGCAGCGGCATGGTCTTGCATGCGCGTGCTCTCGGAGACGATCGGCTCGGTGCCTTGGCATCTTTACGAGCGCAAAAGCGATGGCTCTGTGGCCAAAGTCACAGAGCACAATCTCGCCTCGCTGCTCGTCAGCCCGAATGCGGACATGACCGCAGCAGAATACCGCGAAGCGAAAGTCCTGAATTTGTGCCAGCGCGGAAACACATACTCCAAGATCGAGCGCCGCGGCACTGGAGCGCGCGCGCAGATCGTTGCGCTGAATCCGATTCCATCGTCGATGGTGGAACCGATGCGCAAGAACGGCACCAACACGCGTCTGCCGATTGAGGAGGGAGAGCCGTTCTACCGCATCAGCGACCGCGGCCGGAAGGAGGACTTCGAGCGCGACAAGGTCTGGCACGTGAAGGGCTTCGGCGGCGATGGATTCGTTGGCCTTTCGCCGCTTGCCGCAGCGAGGGAAGCGATGGGCGTTGCGCTCGCGACAGAGGAATTCGGCGCACGTTTTTTCTCGCAAGGCGGAACGCCTTCCGGCATTGTGACGGTTCCTGGCTGGCTCGATCCGAAGCAACGCGAGCAGGCGCGCAGCATGCTCGGACAGATGCTCACAGGCCTCGGCAACGCGCATCGGTTCGCGTTGTTCGAGGGCGGCATGAAACCGGAGCCTTGGAGCGCAATGCCGCTGGAGGATATGCAGTTCCTCGCGCTGCGACAGTTCTCTGTGGCCGAGATTTGCCGCTTCTATCGCGTTCCGCCGCACATGGTTGCAGATCTTTCGCGCGCAACGTTCTCGAACATCGAACAGCAATCGCAAGAATTTGTGATGTATACGCTGCTGCCTTACTTCACACGCTTCGAAGCTTCGATTTCGAAGTGGCTGCTGTTGCCGGAGGAGCGCAACAGATTCTTCGTGCGATTCAACTTCGAAGGCCTGCTGCGTGCGGACAGCACAGCTCGTGCAAGTTTTTACAATTCGGCGTTGCAAAATGGATGGATGAACAGAAACGAAGTTCGGGAAAAAGAAAACCTTAACAAAGTTCAAGGCCTCGATGAATACACAGTGCAAGCCAACATGACTGGCATTGATCAACTCGTGAGCGCGATGAACCGAAGCAGCCAGTCCGCAGCCGAAAGCTCAAGTAAAAGTTTGATGACGCTTGCAGATGCAATTAAGTCCTCATTCGGCAATCGCGCGCCTGTCGTTAATGCGTCTCCGCCAACAATCAATTTGCCTGAAATAAAAATGCCTCCGATCGTTGTAAATTCTCCGGACGTGAATGTGACTATTGAGCGTTCCGGCGCTAAGCGCATCTCGGTGGACTCTTTTGATGAGAACGGAGTTGTCACCGGAATGAAAATCGAGGAGGCGCATTGATTCCCTTTGTCGGAGAGCGCGATTTGTTGTTAAGTTCGCTCGGCAAGCAGAAGTCCGAGGACATGCTATTGCGCTTGTTTGTGAACGACATATTCCCTAATGAGCTTTCGGAAGGGCGCGATTTTGTAGAGCTTGAAGGCGCTGGATATGCGCCGAAAAAGTTGATTGCGTCCGAGTGGGTTGTTGATGAGCTTGCCGTTTATCCGATGCAAACTTTTGATTTCACAGGCCGCAGCGCTCCTGTCTATGGGTATTACGTTACGCGACAGAAGAGCGGTGTGCTGATCTTGGCGACGCGATTCTCTGATGGCCCATATGAGATCGATGGACCGCGAGCCAAGATCAGAATCACCCCGAGAATTGGTCGGCAAGGATTGTCTAAATCTGTTGTTGCGATGGCTGGAGTTTAAATGGCTCTTACCATATCGACAGGCCGCACCACAGTCAACAACGCTGACAGCGTTACCAATTGGGCGGCGGTTCGTTGGGCTGGAACTGGCGGCGCTCCTGCCGCTGCGCTGGACACCACAGTCTTCAAAGAAGGCTCTGGCGCGGTAAGCATGAAGGCCGCAGGCAACAGCTGGAACAGCGGCCTGTTGTATGACTGGTATGCCTCTGCGGTCAACAAGACGGCCAACACCACAGTTGACCTAACTGCAACGGGCAACGAAGTCATCGGCCTGTGGGTGTTGATGACCACACCTTCGGTCATGCTCACCCTTGCATCTGGCGGGATGTATGTTGTGTTGTCGTCTTCAGCTGACAGCGGCACAACCGCTCCAACTGTTTACTCTGAATGGTGGGTTTACGGATCAGCGACCTATCCAGGCGGATGGACTTACATTCTCCTCGATACCAGAAAGACACCGAGCAGCACAACAGGCGGCGGATGCAATCTTGCAGCAGTGAGAAGAATCGGCGTTGGCGTTCGTAACACCGCATCGGTTGGCACAGTGAAAGCGGACAACCTGTTTATTGATTTTGTCTCATACAAAAGACCGTTGTATAAAGTTGTCGGTGACGGATCAACCGTTGCAACATGGGCTGACTTTTATAACAATTCTGACTCAGCCAAGAATGGATTGATTGAGTTGAACGGAGGGGTGTATTTTGCATCTTGTGGTTTTCAGTTTGGGGATTCCGCTCAAGGAGCGACCACAACATTCAGCGACGCAACAGGACAACCAATCGTGTTCCGAAGATACACGTATCACAATGGCTCGTCCGTTGTTGATGCGGTTGGATATTCAGACGTTTACAAAATAACTGCCGATGGAGCCGCGAGTTTCAAGACGTCGGTGCAGTTAGGAAGTGTTGTTGGAACAGGGGATGATCGCCAAGGCGTTCTTGGGGGCGGAATACGCACCGGCAATGTCTCCAATATGACATGGAGCATGGACTTCGCAACAAACATTTCCAATCTTACCTCAGTCAAGCTATACGGCGTGGACGTCGTGGGCGCACAAGCAGGATTGCTGCTTGATGACTCTACGAAGACGAGCATGATCTCGTGCGGCATCGTCAACTCTGGCGAGATAAATCCTGGATCGACAAATGGCGGAGCTGAGATTCTTAGTGTGGCAGTCATTGATCCGCTTGGAGCAACGAACAACCGCGGCATCCGCATTAACTCATCCAACAATGTGAAAAAAGTCAGTTGCATAACGTCTGGCTCTCCGGCGACGCAACACATGGTTCATCTTCCAACTGCTGGAAACTACTCAGTGAATTTTGATGCCATCAGCTTCTACGGCGACTACTCATCTGGGACGTTGTGGCACGGCGAAAACTCTGGGTCCACTTCAGGCCAGACGGCAACGGTCAACAAAGTTAACGATTCCAATCCCGACGCGGCTGAGTTCAACAACACAGGCGGCGGCACTACTTCCGTTCCGGCTGTCGGCGCAACGGTGACTTTCTCAGCGCAAGTGTCTCTCGTTGGAGCTGAGATAAGAATCTACGATCTGGATGCAGTCAGTCCGCCTGGAGCGGGGCCATACCTAGGAACAGAGCTCGCTGGAACAGATTCTAACGGGAGCTCCACCTATGCGTATCCAGGCTCTGTCGGGAACACCATCTGGGTTCAAATCATGCTGGACGGATACGTTGAGTATGGACAACAGCTGACTATTCCGAGCAGCGATGCAACAATACCAATCATTCTTCAACCTGAGCAATTCGAGTAAGGAGCAGCAACATGCTTATTGACCACACCAATTACGCAACGTCCTTGAAGCAAAGCACCCAGCCGCCAGGATCCCCGACTCCGGACGGCAACGTCTATTTTGACGTTGAGAACAACCTCATCTGGTTGATAACCGCAGACGACGCCCCTTTCATACAGGATCCTGGCTCTCCTAGCGGTCTGATTCCAAACCCACTCACCGCAGCGGACGGCATCACGATGCGCGGTCTGTATAACTTCGAGAATCAGGAGCGCAGGGTTGACGAGAACCTCCGCAAATACAAACGCGGCACGGACGGCGATTACCGTTTTGCGGGCGCATACAATTTCGTCAACGGTGTGAAGCTCGGCGGCAGCGGTCGCGAATACATCCGCAGCTCAGGCTTTCAGGAATTCGCCGCAAGCGGTGACGGATACACCAACGTGGATCGCATTTACCACGGCGTCGTTTCGCTCGTTTCAATTCAAGCGGGCACCGTTCCTTACTGGTCGCTGGTCACCGCAACGGACGAAGCATCGCTGCAAGCCGCTGCGTGGACGGACTTTGTTCGTGCGGGCGACATTAACGAGGTGGTGCAGGTGTTCGGCTCAACCGCAAATGGCGACAGCGGCGCTGGAAACTTCGACTACACGACCCGAGAGCTTGTGGTTCGCGTTCGTTCGTGGGGCTACAATCCTGGCGAAACAACTTCGGTTGCGTCAGGCATTTCGGAATTCTCCGGCTTCTCGGGCGGCTACGGTGTTGGCGAGACCATCAACCCTGCCAACACTTATACGCTCGCGGATGTTTACGGCGGCGCTCAAATCGCCCCGTGGACTGGGATGTCGCTCGAGAAGGTTGGAACGCCGCAAACCGAAACCGGCTTCAACGAGGCGGACGGTGATTTTTCGTGGGTGCTGCACAACACACTCGGCGGCACTGCGCAGGAATGTGCCGCGTTCCTGGACGCGTTGACGTTGCAAGATACGACAATCGATGTTGCCTCTCCTTCGAGCTACAATGGCCGCAAGGGTCGTGTCTGGTATTCACGCAACGCCGCGGGTAAGGTCGTTACCGCGAGCATCGACGGAAGAGGTCTGTTCATCGAAGGTCTGTCCACAGCGGAGCAGCAGGAGGTCATCTTTACCGATGACGCTGGCGCAACGAAGACCTACCCGTTCTTCCCCGATGTCCAAATCACCGTTGGCGCTCCCGCAATCGCAGACGCGAATGCGTGGTATCAGGTGTTCTACGCAGAGTCTGGTTCTCCGACCGAAATTTTCGACACCGCAGGTGCTGTTACGGTGAAGGACAAAGACGGGAACGATGTGAAAGGCTACGTTGCCGCAGATCAGGTCGGCGGCAAGGTGAGTTTCGCATATGCCTACGACACGAACACCCAAGCTGGTCTTGCCGCGGCGGTGGACAAGGACGTCGTGGTGTTGGTTGAAGGTGACGGAGGAGCAGCCCAGGCGATCACGTTCTTTACCATAACGCGTGACACCATCGTTCCCGTCACCTGCGCGCCTCCCACCGACAACAACGCCTAACCTCGACACAACACAACAAGGTAGACGTCCATGACTATCGTTGCCTCAGTCGATTACCCTAACCGGCGAATCTATTTGCACGCCGACACGGTCGACTCAACGCTTGATACCATGGACGTTTACCGCGAGGTGAGAGCGTTGCGAAGGACAAATGAGTTGCACAGGAAATACAGGCCAATGATTATTGGCGGCGGCAACATTCAAAAAACGGCAACGACATACACA